ACACGTCATAAGCGGCAGACAGGTTGCGCTGTCCAGCAGCCTGCACCCATTCCGGAATTTCAGTTTTGTTCGTGACCGTCTGGGGTCCACCACCACCGCTCATGTTAAGTCCCTCGTGTAAACTGTGTGGGTCGAGTTCCAGCCAAACTGGGGTTCGAATTTCTCCCAACCCTTCCGGGCTGTGGCCTGCATGTAATTGCATTCGTGCTTGCGTGCGAATTTCTCAACCTTGTGGTGCAACCGTACCACAGACTTGAGTTCACCGGCAGCTAGAAAGATGTTGAGGTATCTCTTCTGCGGACATTGCACAATCTCGGTGATCGCCAGTGCTGCCGAGTTATGGAATATCTGAAATCGCCCATGCTCCAGCCCGTCCACAATGTCTGGCACGGAATAACCGCCACCGCCATGCTCCAGAGCCCGCTCAAGCCTTGCTATGAGATGTGCATATTCCATCAATACGTCGGAGCCCCGGTCTGACCAAGTGGAACGGATGTAGTTGTCAACACGCCAGCATTCGTAACCTCGACACGCCACACACTGCCGTCTGGAGCCTGAAGCAGGATACCCTGCACAGCCTCAGATGTGTTGACAGTGCGCTGAAGCAGCCGCTCCAACAGTGAGAACGAAAACCGGAAATACTCGCGGTCGTAACCTGTCGGCGGTGTTGGTAAGTTAACGATCATCTTCCACCCCCGGCTGTCATCTCAAGGCGCATCTCGCCAATCGACCACTCACCATCCTCGGTTGCGGCAACCTTGACCCTGAAGTCTCGACCGGATACCCGCATGTCTGTGTAGCCTGACGCCCTCGGAAAGTATGGACCGCTGGTCGTCTCTGCACCCTCTGGCGTGTATGACGAGAAGAACGTCAACTGTGTGCTGTCATAGGCGTAACCGCTGTCAGTGATTGCCTGCCTGACATGGCTGATCGTGTTGCCGTTTTGCACGTTGATCGAGCCAGTTTCAGCAAATCGGGCAGTGGTAATCGGCACACCCGCAGCCGTCCAGCCATTCTCCTGCTGGTAGATGTCGTTTTCTTCATCTGCCGCCAACGGAAACTGGAACACACCGGAGCCACAGGCCGCTGTGCGGGTCATGGTGTCTGTTATTCCCCACCATTCTTCAGCGTAGTTGAAGTACACGCACTTGTCGGGAACAGCCGACCCTTGCGACGGATACCAGAACCATGCTTCAGGGAAGATGTTGTTCTCGGAGCCGTGCGTCCACAGCCCGCCAGTTTGCGGGTCTACATCTTCGAAGACATAGGAGCCGACAGTGCAAGGCAGCGGGCGAACTGTGCCGCCGTCATATAGGAAGAAACTCTCCCGGCCCATCCAGACGCACCGGCCAGCAAATGTTGCAAATGCTTTTGGGGCAATCAGGCCGCAGCCAAAACCGATGCGCTCAATCTGGTAGATGAACGGAGCGCCGATGTATCTCATCAGCCACACTTCGTCCTCAGTCCAGATCAGTGTTCCCTCGCGCACAGAGGCGCACATGGTGATCTTGTTCTGGGTATCGAGGTCGAGGAAGCCTGCCGTGTTTGTCGGGTCTGCGAAATCCCATTCTGTGTAATCTTCCTGATCCGACCACGCGACACGCCGCAAGTTGCCGCCTGCACCAATCAGCACAGCATGGCGCTCTGGCGTAACAATGACACCACGGTTGTTTGTCGGGCATTGATCGGCTGCTATGGCGTTGGCTGTGCCGCCTGTACCAGTGGCGTTCGTGCCTGCATTGGCATAGGTAAACGTCGTCAGCGTTGGTGTTGTTGTGATTGTATATGTGCCGTTCAAGCTGCCGACTGTGTTTCCTGCAATGTCTACGCTTTGACCAACAGCAAACCCGTGATGGTTAACTGTGGTTACGGTCGCAACATTGCTCAAGCGAACAATAGTGGTCACGGTGTTTTTGCCAACTTCTTCAGCCGTAGCCTCGTCATCGTTCCAGTGCAGCAGACGACCGTCTGATGAGGCAACCGCAAGGATGTCGCCACCCCAGTTATCTATAGTCCATGAGAATGTTGGCAGGAAGCTCTGTGTCGGGCTACGAGGGAATGTTGGATCAGTGTCTAGGCCATAATACGTCGCGCCATAATTACCCGTTCCAAATGCCCCGTAAATTCCGGCACTCGACCCTGTAAATCCTGCTGGCGTGATGTCTGTGTATGTCGATCCGTTCAGGACAAATAGCTTATCCTCACAGCCGATTGCAGCGTAGATGCCGCCGTCATACCCAGCCCACGGGAAAATTGCCCGGATGGTGCTGGACAGTGGGGTTGATGTGATGCGCTCCCAACCGCCGACAGGCAGCAGTTTACCAGCACGCCAGCGCACCAGATTTCCATCCCAATAGCGGTTCTTCACCTGCAACGGGGTTGCAGCTTTGACGATGCCAGGCGGGATGCTAAGAGGTGCGAGGGCCATAGTTATTTCCCACAAAAGCCTTCACGGCGCGCATTGTTAACCTTCACCTCGGTGATGGTCTGGGGTGTATCCTTGGACGACCACGACACATCGCGCCAGACTGTGCAGGCGGCAGGATCAGTCGCGCCGATGCCCATCATTTTCGAGCAACCGGTCAGGACTAACAGCAGCGGCATCACCAGCAGCAATCGCATCTTGTGTCCTCTTCAGGGTTTCCGAAGTGGCCTTAGCCTGATACTCGGAAACAGCATCATGGCGTATCTTAACATAAATGCCGCCGAGAACCATCAGCAAGACGCCACCGATTACCATGTATCGCCCAAGCGGGCTAAACAGCAGGGTTATCATGCGCCCTCCTCATCCAGCCGCTGCTTGCGGAAGTACCAGACGGCTCCAGCCGCTGCGATGATGACGACAAGGATCAGGATCGTCGGGCTAAGGGAACCCAGCAAATCGCCGCCCTCTTTAACCAAAGGCATGACTTCCTGAACGACAGCGATGGTTCCCAATCCACCAGCAGCCACGGCAGCATTAGCCTCCTTAGACTGCACAATAGACTTGGATGCCTTGGGCTGATCGGGCTGGAACCGTGACTGTGTTTTTGACACCGGAACGTCTTCTTCCAGCCCGCGCCACAGTTTGACCTCTGCACGACGGCGACGAACCAGACCCGGCAACTCCTTACCGCCGCCCTTGGTCCACTTCATGAACTCGGCTGGAACTTCGTCGAACTTCTCAGCGTTGACCTTCTTCAGCAGTGTGGACTTAGCAAGAGCGCCGACACCAGCATTGTAAGCAAAATCAACGAGCGCATCAAATTGACCTTGAGTGAGGCCGATCTTGACCAGCATTGTAACTCCCGCCTCATATTGCCCCATGTCCTTCTTGAGGATTTCCTCGGCGGCTTCCCGCGTGATCTCAAGATCGCTTGTGACCATTGGCGATCCGGCAGCAGAGGTGTGGCCGTAGCCAATCGTCCAGACATTCGCCGGGCATTTATACGCCTTTAGTCTAAGACCCTCGAACTCCTTGACCGTATCAAGACCGGCGGCAGACATTTTCATTTCAGGGCTCCAATCTCAAAGGTCAGGTTGGCGTGATCTGGATAGTTTATCAGCACTTCACCTTCAGGGCATTTGTACCGGATGTGCGCCAACAGAGTAGCCCGACCGGGTGACACTCTTGACGGGTTTTCAAGGGTTATCGTGTAGCCAAACTTGTCGATCTTGTCTGTGGCCGGTCCAGAGAACTTGGCTATTGACGGGTTTGCCTGATGGACGATGTACCGGGAATCCCGCACTTCAAGGTAGAATTGCTCAACGGAGCAGTCGTCCCGTATCTTTTTGCGGGCTGCGATGACTGCAAACTCGCCGTCTGCTGGGCCGTGCGTGATGCTGAAATGCTCACCTGACCACTCAAGGATAGGACTTCTCAAAAGCCCCATTTTATCTATTGCCGCGTACCCACCACCAACCATTGCGAACAGAGCTGTGACAGCCCCAATGGATTTGGTGACGCGATCTATATCCATTACTTACCCAGCCACCGCTTCACAGTGTCAGTCTCGTAAATCCGTATGCCGGTCCAGATGATCGTGAACAAGGCTGCTGCATGTGGGAGCACGTTTGTCAATGTTCCTATAACCGTGAGGACTGATGCAGCATCAGCAACGTATTTAATTGTTTCATCTGGTCCATTCATTTCACGGCTCCACAGGCCAAGTCACATTCCAAGGAAATCCTTCCTGCACTGTAACATCGCGCAGAGCCTGACGGTAGGTGGCCCATGCGGGTTTGTCTGCCGTGCTGTCAGCGAGTTGTGTCCAGTCGCAAGATGCCAGCTTGTCATTGCGGCTGGTGCGGACTAAAGCAGACTGCTCCGCATCCTTAATGGCCTTGTACGCAGCTTCATCTTCAGCACTGGCGAACACTGGGCCAAGGATGTACTTGGTGTACCAGTTGCCGCTGATCTGCTCGACGCCATCACGCTGGCTGTACTGGTAGACAGTGCCGCCGGATGCCTGCGGGCCTTCGAACACGGGGTCAACGCCAATGGCCTCCATGACCTCCGGCGTCAGTGTGTCGTAAGACGGGCCATCAGTTTCTTTGAGCCATGCGCGAAGCTCGCCTTCATACATAACAGCGCCAGTTGATCTAACCCGTACTTGCATGATCGTGTTCCTTACGCGATTGCCAAGAAGATGTATGTGCCAGCATTGACATTGATTGCAGCTAGAATAGATGAGTTCAGGGCAAAGCCCGTTGAGACAGTGGTCACAGAACCAAGCGTTGCAACTTCAGCAGCAGTGGTATTGAAAAGCAAATACGGGTCTGTCAGCACCGTCATACCGCGAGCGGTGTCGTAGACGTACCAATCGCCAACAGCATCAGTGCGCTTGATAAGCACAAACCTAACACCACCAGCACCAAAGCCGCAGTCAATGGTCTGCGTTGTCCCGTTGCCAGTGTAAGAGCCGACCTTGGATACGCCTGCGAGAGTTGCGAAGAGGTAGGCAACGTAAGTATTGCCACTTGCATTTACTGTGCTACTTGTCCCAAGACTGAACACAGAAGATGTTGGAGTTGTGCTATTCCATCTTGTCGCACCCGTTGCTTTAGCAGCGGTGGTGTTTAATACAAGATATTCAGTGTTCGCCAAAGCGGCAGAATAACTGTCCCAATTACCTGTTGCAAAACTATTTTTAACAATTATTAACTCTGGCACTACTCCTAAATTATGTGCTTGGGTTCTATTCGCACCCGTCCCCGTATAACAAACCACATCAAAGAAGCCGGGGGCGCGGCGGAACGCATAGGCAAGCTGTGATGTGCTTGACTGATTTAATTGCCGCGTTGCATCATTACCAACACCAAAGCCATTCATCGCAGAAAATGAATTACCATAACCCACGACCGGGGTCATAAACGAATCAGGATCAGTATTCTGTGCGGTTGTAATTGCAGTACCCAAACTGGCGTCACCAGTTAGCCTGCTTGCTGTGGAGAACCCCCCTGTTGATGTTGTAGTCCGAATACGCGCCATCGTCATGTCGGTAGAAATACCAGTGTTTACCAGTCTGTTGTCTACGTTCGTTCCGGTGTACGCCACAGGAACAAAAACCGTCGTCGCATCAGTCGGTACCTTCATCGGGCCACGGCGAATGGCGATGTAGATATAGTCTGAGCTTAACTCACCGTTGTCAAAGTTGAAGCCCGTCGCTTGAGGCTTGACGAGTACGGTGCTTCCCGCCGTCTCTGAGTCGCTAGTGTTTGCAAATAAATTAACCCCCGAATTTTGAACGGTCATGCCCCGCATGTTGTCCAACATGAACCAGTTTGATTCTATACTAGAGGCTTTTGCAACAACCCATTGCGGCTCATACCCAAGGCTTACAGTTGCGGAGCCTAAACCATTAGTAGTAAAGCTCCCACACGAAATCACATTGTCCGTGCCGGTCAGGCCGAAGCCGCCTGCATCGTGGGCGAATAGGTAGGCCACATAAGTGCCGCCTGAAGCGTTGACAGAGGTTCCGGCAGACACGCTAAAAACCGAGCTAGTTGGCGTGGTGTTATTCCAAAAAGTTCCGTTGGTGGCGAAGTTTGTGGAGTTTAAATACAGATACCCCGTGTTACCAAGGCTGCGATGATAGACTACCCAATCATACGGCGAGGTGTCTGTTCGCTTGACAATAATGCAGCCCGGTGTGCTCCCAAGATTGTGCGATATAGTGCGACCCGCAACACCATTCCCAGTCCACGTCACAACATCAAAAAACTTCGGCTGCTCGCGGAAGGTCCAAGAGACGTAAGGACAAGTGTTTTGGTTAATTCTACTGGCACTAGATAGAGTAAACCCGTTTGACGTTGATGAAATAATATTTGCACCAAAATCAAAATTAGCGTCCGTATTATTTGTCTCAAGTACGTAACGTAGTCCTCGTGCTGTATCCATTAACTGATGGTCTAAAGAGGTAGGGTCTGATGTTCTAGGCTTTATCCAAACCAACCCCCCTTTGCCAGACAGATCAATTCCGTTAGAGATGGTTTGTGAAGCATTGGTTCCCGTGTACAGGTACGTCGAGAACACGTCTTCGATGTAGTTGACGGTTGCGGAACTGGAAACATATCCAAGTGCCTGTGCGGAAGCAGCGCCTCGCGTTACAACAGTCGTCATTATAAACCCCTATCAGGCGAACTTGGTCTGAGATGCAAACACTGTGAACGCAGCAGAACCCGTCTTGACGATGGTGTAGGTGTACACGTCAACGGATGACGCATTGCCAGCAGCCGGAGCCGTGCCACCTTGCCACTTTGGCGTAACGGAAGAACCGTCAACCTGCACTGCGCTGTTGTAGTAGGCAGTAGCGCCATTGGTCACAAGGAACGCCAGCGTCATCATCTGCCCAGTCGTCATCAGCGTGTTCAGCGACGTTCCAGATGATCCACGGAAGTTAACCGTCCAGTTGGCTGATGCGTTTGACGTGTAATACAGGACGCTCTGCGTCGTGACATCGTAGTTGATTGTACCAGTTGCCGCAGTGGCGGATACGGTTGCAGGCTCTGCAATGTTCGTCGGGATAACTGCGATCTTTGACGTGCTGCCGGTGAACGTCTGGATGCCGGTGAATGTGTTGTCAGCAGCCGCGCTGAAACCAGACGCAGGTGTTGACGATGCCCATGTTGTGCCGTTGCTGGTCAGCACGTTGCCATTGGTTCCGGGAGCAACAAACAACGGCGCGCTGGTTCCATTGCCCAGTAGCACATTGTTGGCCGTCAGTGTTGTTGCGCCCGTGCCGCCAGCGGCTACCGGCAGCGTGCCAGCCGTAAACGCAGATGATGATGTTGAGTAAATTGCATTGTTTGCTGCTGTCAGCGTTGTCAGACCAGTGCCGCCATTGGCAACACCAACCGCAGACGACCCGTTGATCGTGCCATTCAGCGTCAGGGTTCCTGCGATGACTGCCGTCTTACCAGCACCGACGTTCAGGCCGACCGATGTCCCGGTGCCTGCTGCGTTGAACAGGGCATCAACGGTATCGAGGTCAGTGTTGAGCTTGCCTCCCCATGTGTCACGGGATGCACCGACTTCAGGCTTTGTAAGGTTTAGGTTGGTTGTAAACGTATCGGCCATGACGGCTGCTCCTACTGATTAACCCATGCTTGGGCCGATGTTGCCTGCACTGTCCAAGTCTCGGAAGGAACCGCTTGGCCAGTCCATGCTTGGGCCGATGTTGCCTGCGCTGTCCAAGTCTCGGAAGGAACCGCTTGGCCAGTCCAGCTTTCAGTAGCCACAGTTTCCTTCTCCCATAGATACCGCCCATTCGCCGTCATGTTAGACGACAGAGCCGCAATCATGGAGGCTTTACGGATAGCCCCGGAGAATGCGATCATGTCGCTGTTTATCTCGATCAACTCTACAGCAGAATAGGTTGCATTTCCAGAGGCAGTCGCGTCAGACGTGGATGCCCCGGAAGCAGAGACAAAATTAACCTTTTGGGCGCTGAATGTAGTTGAACTTGTAGACGCCCCTACGGCATAGGCGAGAATAACCGCGTACCCGTTCGCCGTAGCGTTAGATGTAATGGCTATGGTTTCGGAAGCAGAAGCCCTGACAACAGCCAACGCCTGCATCGATGACGTAGATACAGATGTCGCAGATGCAACTTTAACCACCGTCGCGGCGGCAGTTGCATTAGACTGGCAGACACCAATGGCCTGCGCAGTTGTAACAATCTGCCCTGTTGCCGCAGCATCAGATGTGCAAATGATTGTAACCGACGCACCAGCCGTCAATTTAGCATTGGCTGTTGCGTCTGATGTAGCCTCAATCAGACAAGCAGCATCTATGGTGACAGATG